ATCGTCCAGCCGGTCTCCGGCGCGTTCGGACGGGTCAAAAACGCGGCAACGTCGGCGTTCTCCGGCATCGCCACGAAAGCCCGCGACGGCATGAGCGCTGCCGGCGCCGCCATGCAATCCACCGCGTCACGTCTTACCGCGCCATTGTCGGCAAAGTTCTCCGCGATGAGCTCGGCCATCGCGGCCAGGATACCCGCCCCGTTCAAAAACGTCAGCAATGCCATCGGCGGTTATCTCGGCAACGTCGGCGGCGCGGTCGGCGGCGTGCTGTCGCAGATTCCCGGAGCGGCCGGCAGTGTCGCGTCTGCGATAGGCTCGAAGCTCAAAAGCGGAGCCGACACCGCATGGAATGCGATCAGCTCCATGTCCGGCAAGGCCGTAGGCGCTTTGAAGAGCGTCGCCACGGTCGGACTGGCTGGCGTAGGCACCGCCGTCGCTGCTTTGGCCGGCGTCGGCAAGAGCTCCCTCGACGCGTATGCGAGCTGGCAGCAGGCCGTCGGCGGCGTGGACACGCTGTTCAAGGACGCGTCCGCAACCGTGCAGAAACACGCCGCGGACGCGTACAGGACCGCAGGCATCAGCGCTAACCAGTACATGGAGCAGGTCACGAGCTTTTCCGCCTCGCTGATCAGTTCGCTCGGCGGCGACACTGCGAAGGCCGCGGAACTCGGCGATATCGCCATGGTCGACATGTCGGACAACGCCAACAAGATGGGCACCGACATCGAGTCCATCCAACAGACCTACCAGTCTCTGGCGCGCGGCAACTACGCCATGCTCGACAATCTGAAGCTCGGGTACGGCGGTACCAAATCCGAGATGGAGCGTCTGATCCAGGACGCGAACAAGGTCAAGCAGGCGAACGGGGAGATGGGCGACCTGTCCATCGACAAGTTCTCGGACGTGGTGCAGGCGATCCACATCATGCAGCAGCAGATGGGCATCACCGGCACCACCACCGATGAGGCCGCGAAGACCATCGAGGGTTCCGTCAACATGATGAAGGCCGCATGGCAGAACTGGCTGGCGGAGCTTGGCAAGGACAATGCCGACATCAACGGATTGACCAAGCAACTGGTAGATTCGGTCGGCACGGTCATCCAGAACGTTGGTCCGCGCATCGCGCAGATCATCACCGGCATCACCGCCGCACTGCCGCAACTGTTCTCATCATTGGGCAGCACGCTGCCGGCATTGGTCATGCAGATCCTTCCGCCGGTGCTCGGAGCGTTGGGTCAGCTTGGCACGATGTTGCTGACCAGCGCGACGACATGGATCACGACGAGCCTGCCGCAACTGCTCGCCCAGTTCCAATCGTGGGTCACGTCCAGCCTGCCGTCGTTCCTGCAATCCGGATTGACGATGACAACGAACCTGTTGCAGGGCATCGTGCAGGCTTTGCCGCAGATCGCGTCCACGGCTGTCATCGTGCTGACGACGCTGTTGGATGGATTGTCGGCCCAATTGCCGCAGCTCATTCCCATCGGAATCAACGCCGTCCTTAACCTCGTGCAAGGCATCCTCAACAACCTGCCGCAGATCATCGACAGCGGCCTGAAGCTTATCCTCGGACTGTCGCAGGGCCTCATCAACGCCATGCCGGACTTGGTAGGCAAGGCTCCGATCCTTATCGGCCAGCTTGTCGGCGGCATCATCAATCGTCTCCCGCAGATCCTGCAGGCTGGCGTTCAACTGCTCGTCGCACTGGCCAATGGCTTCGTAGCGTCGGTGCCGAGGCTTATCGGCTCAATTCCAGGCATTGTCGGCCAGATCATGCGCGGGTTCACATCTGTTAACTGGGGTAGCGTCGGCCTGAATATCATCACGGGTATCGCGTTCGGCATCGCAGGCGCGGCAGGCAGACTCGTGACCGCCGCCGTCAACGCGGCCACGAACGCGTTGGATTGGGTGAAACGCAAGCTTGGCATCCATTCTCCGTCACGCGTGTTCCGCGATCAGGTCGGTGAGATGATCGGCGAGGGCATGGCGGTCGGCATCGACGAGAGCGCGTCGAAGGTGAGGAAGGCGGCCGGTAGGCTGACC